GTCAAAGCCTGTCTATAAAGTCAGAGATTTCCATCTTTCTATGAAGGGTGGTCCTAACGGACACTCTTCAGCGACTGCGTTATATAGCTTTGCTATATACTCAGATCGTTTTATAGAGATAGTTTTCTCATGAAATATGGGGTCTTTATACCCTATGTTCTTTAACATTTATAGATATGCGAGGTTGTACTTTGATAGATTGCCCAGAACTGACTCAACGGATTCTTCCGACAGGAAGAATTTCGTAGGTCGTCTGTCAATCGTCAAAGACCCTGAGTGTAAAATGAGGGTCATAGCCATGGTGGACTATGTTTCCCAATTTTTACTGAAGCCTATTCACCTTGCATATTTCCGTAATTTACGGAAATTGCCTGGTGATAGAACCTTCACTCAGGACCCTCGTGGCCCATGACTTAGTAATACAGAGTTGTTCTGAAGCCTTGACCTAAGTGCTGCTACAGATAGATTGCCTCTCTACTTACAAAAGTCTCTCCTTTCCGAGGTTTTCGGATCAGACAGATTTAGTGAGGAGTGAGGTGAATTACTTACAAGAGAGTATGCTATTCCTTGTCCCTCCCGGAAATCCGGGTGGGAATATAAAGAATATTTAGGTCTAAAACCCATTGACTTCCACAACTATGGGATGTCAAGGGAACCTAACACTCTTGGTACCTACGGTGTACATTACACTGTCGGACAACCAATGGGTGCGTACTCATCTTGAGCTTCTTTGGCACTGACACATCATCTGATCGTGTTATGGTGTGCCCACTTATGTGGTCATGACCTTAACTTCGATCAGTATATAATTCTTGGTGATGATATTGTTATAAAGAACAATAACGTTGCCTTGAAATATATATCTGTGATGTCACGTCTAGGGGTTGACATCTCCGTCGCAAAAACACATGTTGGTAAAACAACATATGAATTTGCTAAGAGGTGAATAAAAGGGAGAGTTGAACTTACAGGACTTCCACTTAGAGGTATCTCTGATAATATCTCATCAGTATTGCGTGTTTATACAATACTCTTTGAGTTTATTATTTTGAGAGGTAACCTTTGTTTATACAAAGGCCTCTTCGTAGAACTTGTAATAAAGGCTTTGGCCGGATTAAAAGTAAGAGTAGGAAACCGAGTAATCGGTCTATCCCGAAACTACCTTGAAACGACTTTACGCCCGTTTAATTCTGCTCTTAGGTGAACTCATGGTTTAATGACCAGCGAAGAAGCACGAGTGCTTCTAGCCAGGCATCTGAGCGATGAATTACCTATCCCCAGTGAACACTTAGTCCTCAAATTAATGAGGAGTGCTATCACTGAAGAGGCAGTAAAGCTATCTGTGCAAACTACTAATAGATACCTAGATTTTAAAGAAAATCTAGATGGGTATCTAAATAATATTGTTAGAGACTTCCAGTTTCCTTTCCGTGGG